TTAGCAGCGATGTGACGACCGTTGCTGGAAATACAACCAACATCAACACAGTTGCTGGTAATGACGCAGACATCACAACAGTTGCAGGTATCTCAGGAAACGTAACCACTGTGGCTGGCATCTCTTCAGATGTCACAACGGTAGCGGCTGATGCAACTGACATCGGCACAGTTTCAACCAACATTGCAAATGTAAATGCAGTTGCGGGTAACGCCACGAATATCAATTCCGTTGCAGGTAACGAAACAAACATCAATTCGGTTGCCGCTGATGCAAGCGATATTGGAACTGTGGCGACAGATATTGCCAATGTGAACACTGTGGCTGGTTCAATCAGCAACGTCAGCACTGTGGCAACCAATATCAACAACGTAAATGACTTCTTTGACGTTTACCGCGTTGGTACGACAGACCCATCATCAGGCAACGACGATGGTGACCTGTTCTACAACACAACAGCGGGTGTCCTAAAAGTTTACAACGCAAGCACATCTGCATGGGAACAAGGCGTAACCGCTGGTTCTGGCTTCTTACCACTGACAGGTGGGCAGCTTACAGGCAACCTAACGTTCTCTGGCAGCGAAACTGTAGATGGTCGTGACGTATCTGCCGATGGTTCAAAGCTGGATACGATTGAAACCAACGCTGATGTAACTGATGCGGCAAATGTTGAACCACTTGTAGATGGACACCTAAACGTAAGTGGTGCCACAAGCGGTCAATACCTTGGCTGGAACGGTACAGATTACGCTTGGTCTACTGTAGACCTTTCAACAAAGTTAGACCTTACTGGCGGCACCATGACAGGTGCAATTAACTTTGTGTCTGGTCAAACCTTCGATGGTCGTGATGTATCCGCTGATGGCTCTAAGTTAGATGGCATAGAAACAGGTGCTACCGCTGACCAAACAAAAGCTGACATTGACGCTCTCAACATCAACGCAGACCAGTTAGATGGGCAGCATGGCTCGTATTATCTTGATTGGGGCAATACGACCAACAAGCCTGACCCTACCCTCACGCTGTCTGGTGATGTTTCTGGTTCTGCAACATTCACAAATCTAGGGAATGCAACGCTCAGTGTCACAATCGCTGACGATAGCCACAACCATGTCATCAGTAACGTCGATGGATTGCAGTCTGCACTCGACGGAAAGTTCTCAACATCAGGCGGTACACTTAGCGGCGACCTAACAGTCAACGGTGGTGACATTGTTCTTGGTGGCACAGGCCGCATTCAAGGCGTTGACACAGTTTCATCTGGAACTGACGCAGTAAACAAAAATTACGTAGACACGGCTGTCGCAAGCGCAGGTGTCTCATACGCATCAATAGTAGCCTTTAGTTAAGCTAGGAGAAACAAATGGCTGATACTTTTTTTGAGATATATCGTAATGCCTCTCTTGGCTCTACGCAATTAAATGATGGTGAAGAAACCATCGTGACAACAAACTCAAATACTAGTTATGTTATCAAAGATATGTATGTAAATAATACATCAGATTTGAATAATACATATCTAGAATTGAATGGATTTAACGTAGGTAGCATAACAAAGAATGCTACAGGTAGTTTGGTTATTCCACCAAATTCGACATTAAAAATTAAGACTACCAATTATCCTTATACTTTTAAGAAAGATACAATTACTGCGAGGGATAGTAGTGGTCGTCCGCTTTTTGAAGAAAAGATTTATGTAGACGGTTCTACAAGCAAAACAACCTCAAGTTCACTGGTTGGTTCTGGTCTGTTTAGTCAATACTTAAACGACACTATCGACGTTAAGCTAAACTACGATAATGCTAACCAAGCATATTGGTATCAAACTTCTCACGACAATAACTCTGTCCAAACTTTACGGTATATGAGGCAGTCCCCTAATGCTGAATCTCAACTCCAATATCAAAATTACAGGGCTTTGGGTGTGGCCTCTATGAATAATGGAGATTTTATTGCTTTTGAAAACAGTGGTTCAACTTTTTACAAGACAAATTATGACTCATCGCCAACATCCAATCCTGGGTCTGGAGGCTCTATTACCAGCAACGCATCTCCATACCCAACTTCAAGTTACCCAAGACATTTCTTCTTCCAAGACCATCTTTGGTACAGACCGAGTAGTGGTTATAACGGAATAATATATGCGCTCAGTTATAATACTGGTGCGTTAAAGCAATACACAACAATTGGTGGTGCTAGTTCTGGTAATAACTTTTTCTGCGTTTCTCATGATGCTAGAGATGATAAGTTATATATTTGGGAACAGGCCAATGGTAATTTTTATGTAACGGAGTTGCCTCATACTCTTACATATCTTTTAGCTAACCAAAGTAGCACAACTGGCGGTAGTTATACAGGTTATCAATATATAACTCAAACACCAGCACATCGAACCAACATTTCTGTAAATGCACGAATTACACATGCCCCTTATGGTGGCGTTCAATTTACTGGTACTGATAACGTTTTGTATAATATGGACAAAGATGGAGACTTCTTTGGTGATAATTATGACAAAGCCAGTTTTGAAGTTGCAGGTAATACAAACTTTAAAGACTTTCTTGAAGTAAGCACATCAGACGCAACGACTGCTGAAGCTGCCGCCGCTGGGGTTACAGCACCCACATTTGGCATTCAATTGCTTGGCGTGAAGTCAACAACTTAAGGAGACATACAAATGAGTTTAGTCCCAGATTCATCAAGTAGTTCATCGTCAACTGGAACTACTGCACAACCTGATAAAACTATCTTCTTAGAAGCGGTTGCTAATACAATCATATACACTGTTCCAGCAGGGCGTAAGTTTGTAGGATATTTTAACACACACTACGCTGGTAACACTAGTGCCATGCAAATTGTACCAAACGGCGGTAGTCAAGTAGGTTATCAATTTGGACACCAATATAATCCAGCATACCCTATTACTTTATTTGCGGGTGACGCAGTTAAAGCGTGGTCATATGGGGGTACAATCATTGGGGTAGAATCCGATGCTTAGTATTACAGTAAATGACGATTTATCTTGTCATGTGGTAAATGAGCAAGAAACTTTAGAGTTCTTTTTGCCACCATACAATGTCTTTACTACTGTTCCATTTGGGTCGGCAGCAGAAGTGGAAGGTTTTGTTAATGAATATTCTGGACGTTGTAACTGGTGGCAACCTTACGTTTCCCCAGAGACACGTGCGCAAGAACAAGCAGTTGTAATTGAAAAAGACAAACGCGCAGAGCGTGACAAGTTGCTTGCTGACAGCGATTGGACACAAATGAATGACAGTCCGTTAAGCAATGAAGACAAGACCGCTTGGGCAACTTACAGACAATCTTTACGCGACATCACGGCTGACGAAAGTTGGCCCGATGTAACCTTCCCAGATACCCCGTAGGTAACTCTCCCCCATGACAGACCAGCAAGATAACTGGCACCTTTCTAAGAGTGTGCCAATCACATTTTTATTTGGTCTAATCGTTCAAGCAATAGCGATAGTGTACGTTGTAAGTATGACTATAGCTAACGTCGAAAAGAACCGAGAAGACCTTACTCGTCTAGAGATACGTGTGTCTACCATAGAAGATAACATACATGCCCTAGCGGTAAGTATGGCTCGAATGGACGAGAACATTAAAGCAATACGATCTGCCGTTGAAATGATGGCAGAACGTTAACTCTATTTAACAGGACATAGTATGCTTGCGGAATTAGCAGCCTTCACGGCGGCTTATAAAACCGTGAAAGGTGCAGTTCAGGCAGGTCGTGAACTAGTCACTGTAGCTTCGCAGATTAGCACAATGGTGCAGTCTAAAGATGACCTGCAGAAGAAACTAAACAAACGTAAAAGCAACCCCTTCAACACTAAGGCTAATACAGACCTAGAAGAGTTCTTGGCTCTAGAAGAAATACGTCAGGCTGAAGCTGACCTAAAGCAACTGATGATTTACGCGGGACGCGCAGGTCTACATTCAGATTGGATTAGGTTTCAGGCAGAAGCCCGTAAGAAACGTAAGGAAGCTGAGAGACAAGCTCAAAAGGAACGTGAAGAACTAATGGAAAACATAGCGTTAGCCATTGGTATCTTTGTTGGCTTTGCCCTTGTTGTTGCTGCGCTTGCTGGCCTCGTTTGGTATTACAAAGGATTTTAATATGACCGATGGACATATTGTTGATAAGCAAGCCTATCAGGCTAATCGACGCATCATGTGCTGGGTCGCATTAGGACTAATGGTAATCTCTACGATTGCCACAATTATAGCCCCTGCCCGTATGGCGGCTGCAGATAGTATCTTGATGGCACAATACTTAGCCTTATCAGGACTTGTATCTGCGTACTTCCTACTGGGTTCTAAAGGGTCTGTATCAACACAAGTTTCAATTTCGAAATGAAACTAAGGCTACTTGTTAGCCTCTCATTGTTTCTAGTTATGGCGGGGTGTTCAAGCATCCCGTCATTTCTATTGCCCTCTAATAAGGGCATCTCGGCAACAGCCGTAGGAACACAAATGGCACAAGAGGCAACCCAGCAAGTCGTTGTAGAACAGCGAAACGCCGATGCTGGTAGAGATGTCATCATTACCGAGAAGGAACTAGAGGCAATTGCAGACACCGTAAACATTAATCAGGAGATACCCATGTGGGTTATCATTGCATTGGTTATTGGGTGGCTGGCACCTAGTCCCTCAGAAATGGGTAGAGGACTAAGCAACCTTCTATTTAGGAGAAGACAGACATGAGTTCTCAGAAAGAACTAATGGAGATGCTACACAAAGTATTAGCAGAACAACTGTTAGCACGTGTATCAGACCCAGAAGCTAAAGCGAGTGACCTTAACGTTGCCCGTCAGTTTCTAAAAGATAACAACATTGACGGTGTGGCTACCGAGGGTTCACCTCTAGGTAACCTAGTAGCAAGCCTACCAGACTTTAATGACGAAGATTCAGACCCGTCAGAGATGCGCCACTAATGTTTAAAGAGACAACCTCATTAGGTGTCCCTATTGACCAAGACCCACTAAGCGATTTCCGTAAGTTCTTGTATGTCACATGGAAACACCTAAACCTACCAGACCCTACAAAGGTTCAATACGACATAGCTAAACACATACAACACGGTGAGAAGCGTATGATTGTAGAAGCCTTTCGGGGTGTTGGTAAATCGTGGATTACATCAGCCTATGTAGTGTGGCTTTTGTATATGAACCCACAACTAAACATACTTGTTGTATCTGCCTCAAAGAACCGTGCAGATGACTTCACAACCTTTACACTACGATTGATTAAAGAAATGGAAATCCTAGCACACCTAGTGCCTAGAGATGACCAACGGCAATCTAAAATATCTTTTGACGTAGGACCAGCTAACGCCTCACACGCACCCTCAGTTAAGTCTGTAGGTGTCACAGGGCAACTTGCAGGTTCACGTGCAGATGTATTGATTGCAGACGATATTGAAGTACCTAATAACTCAGCAACACAAGGTATGAGAGATAAGCTATCAGAGGCTGTAAAAGAATTTGATGCTATCCTGAAACCTGATGGACGTATTATCTATCTAGGTACACCACAGAACCAAGAAAGTTTGTACAACAAGCTACCTGATCGTGGCTATAAGGTACGCATCTGGCCAGCTAGGTATCCTACAGAGGACCAGATGATTGGCTACGGTAATAAGATTGCCCCTATCATCAGAAAAGAGATGGAGTTAGGCGAGGTAACTGTAGGTGAATCTACAGACCCTCAACGTTTCTCAGACTTCGATCTAATGGAACGGGAAGCATCCTATGGACGTAGTGGATTCGCCCTACAGTTCATGCTCGATACAAGGCTCTCTGACGCTGAAAGATACCCTCTAAAGGTAGGTGACCTACTAGTAATGGATATCCCCACTCACGAAGCCCCTGAGAAGCTCTCATGGTCATCTGATGAAGAGTATATCGTAGAGGAACTACCTAACGTAGCATTCAATGGTGACCACTACCATAAACCTATGTTCATGTCAGATAACTTTGTGGAATATACA